AGATTACGAACAGTATACAACTGATCCCGACGACATTCGTAGATTGCGGGAGGGTGCCAATAGTTTGGCACAGTCTTGGCATCTTCAAGCGATGTTTCACAAGTGGAAGAAGATCAAAGGTATCGAATGACTGTTATAGATAGTGTAAGTGAAAGATTGTATGATGAAGGTTCAGTCTGCTAAGGCAAAAGGTAGGAGACTACAGCAGTGGGTAAGAGACATGCTCATTGAAATGTTGGAAGTTCATCCTGAAGATGTTGAATCTAGATCTATGGGTGCAGGTGGTGAGGATATCATCATGGCACGTGCAGCTAGACAAAAGTTCCCCTTTAGTGTAGAATGCAAGAACACAGAGAAACTAAACGTCTGGGATGCGTACGACCAGGCATGTGCCAACTCTGGTGATTACGAACCAATTCTCTTTATAAAAAAGAATGGCAGACGACCTCTCGTTGTACTCGATGCGGAAAACTTTATTGGATCCCAGCGACATGAATGATTGGAGGTATTCTGAAGAACGTATGTTACTTCGTGCTGAAGTATTTCGTGCGTTATCTCATCACCTAAATGATCATTGCAGACTAGTCTATGAGTTCTGTCATGATTGGGTAAGTCAAGGTAACAAAACAACTATTGGAGTTGAGCAAAAATTCCAAGACTTCATTCGTAATCGTGCCGAAATTTTGTACACACTAACTCCCATTGAGGAACATGCAGAAAATTCTTAGCATCATGTCCATTTTTTCATTCGTAACTAGCGTCAGTGTAGTTGGCACTGCTGGTTATTTGTATGTAAATCAAGACAAAATCAAAGAAAACATCAAAGAACAGGTCACCAAAGGGGTTCAGGATGCTGTTGTAGGCCAATTCAACAAACCTGAGCTACCAAAAGCTACTGGTGAAGTCATTCCATCCATGCCTAAGGTCACTGGAGGAGCTCTTCCACTCTAAATATGTCCAGATACATACTAGCGTATGACGGACAAAGTATCATCTTCTCCTCTACCTAAAGAAGATCCTAAGAAGAAAGGTATTCTGGGAAAGATAAAGGCAGCAGCAGACGACAAAGAAGAACAACTTGACATTCTGTCTACCTTTGTTCGACTCGGCATTCTTATTTGGAGTGGTGGAATCCTGACGTTAGCCTATATTCAGTTGCCACCTGTACTTGGTATTCCTGAGCAGAAGCTAGATCCAACTTTTATCGCCAGTGTTTTTACTGGGGTCTTAGCTACGTTCGGTGTTCAGGCAGCAAAGAAAGGTGGTAATGGTAACGGTGCCGCAAATGGTGGTGGTATTACCAAAGAACAGATGGAAAGATTGATTGAGAAAGCAACACAAACTGCACCTGCACAAATCATTCGTGTTGAACAAGCACCATTGACTATCACAACTACTGCCTCTGGAGAACCACCAGTGGTACCTCCTACAAAGTCATGATTTTTTCTGATGTCTTACTGTGGGTATCCATTCCATTTGTTCTCTCCACTATATTTTTTGGACTCTATAGGGGAGAACATTTTTATTATGAAAGTAAAGACTATGATGGTAATGGAACAGCACACTAAGAAAGAAGTGCAAGAAATGATTGATGCTGCCATGGCAAAGCATAATCGTAATGCTTCTGCTATTAGTATTGTACTTGGTTCAATAGCTCTTATTGGTTATGCTGATGGGATGCTTCGCATTATCGAGAAACTAAAATGAAAGTTGGAATGATTGGTCTAGGGCGTAGAGGTGAGGGAATGTCTCGCCGTATGCTCAAAGCAGACATTGAAGTTTGGGGGTATAGTAAAGACTATGAAAAATCCTCTGAGCAATATGATACTGGATATGTGAGTGGTGTTACTACTTCATTAGAAATTTTGGTTGATAGAGTGAAGAGTGATACTAATCAGCATGTACGTGTAGGAAAACTTCCTGGTATATTTCAACTGGCAATTCCGGAAGAGAAGGTAGACGACACACTTGATGAGTTGCTGCCATTACTTGAGGAGGGTGATATCATTATTGATTACAGTAGTGATGATGTAGAGAAATGCATCGAACTAGAAAAATATTGTTCTAAGTTAGGTGTCTCTTATCTTTTTGGTGGAGTGTATGGTGCAACTTATGCTGTTGCTACTTGCTCCAAAATTTTTGAATCGTTATCTCGATGATGTGTACTGAAACCCAAGCATATAAATTTGCACTCTCATCGTTTGCTAGAATGTATGGAGTTAGGAATACTCAATCAAATGAAAGTATCCATAAATTCTGTCGTTATTGGGCAAAGTCTGGGAAACCTGCGCCTACAGGCAATCTTACGAAAGTTGATTTCTACTTTAGAGATCATTGGGAAATCTGGGGAGGACACCTATGACCCACATCGCACTCAAGGCAGCACACATTGCTGCTGCCACACTCAATAATCCTTTTGGAATTGGAACACTAAGTCTTGCATTAGTTTTTGTGCCTATTATTGGTATGCATTACGTTCACAAATATGGGTGGCAACACTGGGCACCTTTTGATAATGAATCTCGTACTTAGACCTCTTGATAATCCAGATGATCCTGTATGGTCAGTGATCATTATGGTAATACTTGCTCTTGCTATGGCACTTTATAGTATTCTATACGTATTAGGAACAGATGGTAGAGAAGAACGTTCAAACCAAGAACCCCCCAAGCAGGAAGACCCTATGGTGTAGGAGTGCTGTTTGTGGATCTATTGGTTTTATCCCAGACTCTGAATATAGAGGCGACAAATGTGAACTAACTTGCAATATTGAACATGGACCCCATTGATATTAGAATGAATCCTATTAGGGTTCGTAAGTTAGATATACCTGACGTAAATACAATATTTGAGAGAAACTTACGTGCACCAGAAGTTCTGTCAGTAGAACCACCTGTAAGTGTAATGATTGGTAGTCCAGTTGTAAACTTACCTGGTTGTGTAGAAGCACATATTGATGATGACAACCAACAGAACTTACCTGATGATGATCCTAGGGGTGTAAGAATATTTTGTGATGCAGGCACTCCATCTTTTGATCCTATAGATTATAATGCGGAAGACTTAGATTTTGAGACTAACCAAAAAATTCCTCCTGTTCAAGCACCAGAACCACCAACGACTCCTGAAACTAACGCACCAAAGATTCCTAAGTGCCCTACAGAAGCACAAGAGTTGAAAGAACCTGTAGGTACTTTGGTTGATGGCGGCACTAAAAAAATTACTGAGTATAGGTTGGTCGGACAGGAGTGCATACCTGTCAAAGTTGGTTTAGATATTCCAGATCAAATAGTCAAAGCAATACCTACCGCAGGATCAATTACTACTACTGCTTCCATTGCTATAGTTGCTACTACGTCAGCATTGTTAGCAAAACCTTTGGCAGACTTGGTATTGAAGGTAGTCAAACCAACAGTCAAGAAAGTTATCAAAAAAATTGCTGCTATAAGAAAGAAGAAAGTTATCGTTGAGTCTCTACAGGACCGCCGAGATCAGCAGCGGATCCGCTCACACGCGATTCGGAAACTGAAGGGGAAGGAATAGAGTGACGGTGTGGTGAGATATAGTTTTTATTCATGACTACAACGTCAGAACATATTTTAGCATATTCACTTTTGGGGTGGAAAAAGATTCCAGATTTTATCAGTTCCCCACAATTTTTCAATCTTGCAATTTCAAAGTCTAATCTTTTATTAGCAATATGCTGTGCTTGTAATTCTATTTGGGTTTCTGCTGCTTTCTTACATTGATCTTGTAGTTGTCTGTCCATTGGTCTAGACCAAGTGGCACTGAAACCAAGGGATATATTACTATTATTTTTCTGTCCTGTTCTCGTCGGAACGTAATATAAAATCGAGCCCGGGTTATCAGGAGCACCATCATCGTCGAGATCTCGCATGTCATACACGGGATCATCAAATGTTGATTCGTATGGGTGTGTTTGGGATAGTGATCCCGTAACGAATGGGGTTATATTCATAGTGGGACCTTGACACTGGATTCCCCCACCATAAGTATTAGTTATGTATGGACCTTGAAGGACCTGGATCGCCTGATTAGTCACCGAGCCTGAACTATTAGCAATCGGATTTGCAGTAGCACTTACCCCACCAACATCTGTGTTGGCGAGGGCAGGTGTTATATTACCTAAACCAAGAACTACTGCGAGAAAATACTTGTAGTATCTGTGACTGAGTTTATGGTTGTGGTTCTTTGTATAATCGTCTGTGTTGCCATGCCTGGACCTGAGTAGTGTTCCGTGAACTGGAACGCTGCTCCTGGAGTTGTCAATGTCCAGTCGGGTTTCTTGTCTAGGTCTAGTCCTGTCCATGTTGATGTCACGCCATTCAAAGTGTTGCTAGGGGTTGAACCAGAATCTGGTGAGATACTGGTTCCATTATGTTGCACATTATTTCCTGTCACGCTATAGGTCCAACCTGTAGCATAATCAATGCTATTGATGGTCTCTGTTACACTAGAAGTTGTTTCTGTGTGGCTCGTCATCGAGCCCTGTGTGAAGTTTGGTACCACAGGAACAGATTTTGCAATCCTTGCAGTCGCAAGGACAGTTGCAATTGCAACCAGAGCAAGTGATAGTTTGTTCATAACTCACTTGACAGTTACCTCAGATACAAATTGACCAGTCGCACTCGTGCCAGCTCCGCCCGCAGTCAAAGTTACAGCACCCGCTGTGGTCAGTGTGCCAGCTAGTGTTCCAGCCACACCACCACTTGAAGTCGTAACTGATCCGAAAGCAGGAAGAGCAGGAACTACTCCAGACGTGACAGTTGTACCTGTGGTATTTACAGAATCACCCATAGTGAAAGATTCTGAAAAACTGTGTGCACTGCCTGCTGTAGTCATAGCATATGTACCGTCCGTCATGGTGGCGGGGGCAGTCAATGCATTATCACCAGTAGCGCCAGTAAGACCGCCGAAGGTGGTTGCAGTAATATTGTTGCCACTTACAGCATACGTAGACCCAATTCTGGTAGCTTGAGATGCCGCAGCATCAACACTCAATTGGGTGGAAGTAGTCATGCGATGAATCAAGTCTGCCTTTGCTGGCAGTGCGATTGTGGAACCCACTATCGCTACTGCAAAAAGCACTCTTTTCATTTTTGATACTCATACATTCTAAGGTTATTTAGTTAGATGCTATATACTGTGGAAGGTTATTATTACAATGCAAATTTTTCTTGACACCGCCGACACTGAAATTATCAATCAACATTTACCAACAGGTATGATTGATGGAGTGACAACTAACCCTACATTGATGGTGAAGAGTGGAAAATGTCCTGATGATGTTTATGAAGAACTTGTATCAATGGGGTTACAAGATATTAGTATGGAAGTTGGTGGTAATGCTCTAGAAATGCTTGAGGAAGGTAGACGACTTGCTAATAAATTTGGTAGGGCAGCAACAATCAAAGTTCCTTGCACACCAGATGGTCTTTGGGTATGTAAGGAACTTGCTAAGGATTTGATTAGGGTCAACGTTACGTTGATATTCTCCGCAGCACAGGCAATCTTGGCTGCCAAATCTAATGCTACATATGTCTCTCCTTTCATTGGCAGACTCGATGACAACTCGGTTGCTGGATTAGAAGTAGTTCGTTCTATTGCAGAAGTTTATCGAGTGAAAAATGTAAGGACTAAGATCCTTGCTGCATCTCTTAGGGATGTTTATAAAGTAACCCGTGCTTTCTACAACGGTGCTGATATTGTTACTATGCCACCTGCGGTATTTGAAAAGATGTACAAGCATGTATTGACTGATGCTGGTCTAGAAATCTTCAATAAAAACTTGGAAGAGATCGCTAATGCAACTCATTCATGATGCAGTATCTTCTGACTTGGTGGCGAAATGTATTAGAGAAATTTACGCTCGTCAGAAATTGGATGTATGGGGTTTTAGTAAATGGAAATGGGGGCAGTCCCTTACTAAGGGAATGCGTAATTACTGTTTATCCACAAGACCATCGGCAGAAGTCATCAATCAGATCAAGGTATCTCTAAACCAATACTTCTGTAGTCCAATTACAAATGTAAATTATCATGTGTGGTTACCTGGTTCAGGTATCAACTGGCATGATGATGGTGGTAATGATGCAGGAGGAACTTTGTATTTGAATACATGGATACCTGAGTTGGGTGGAGTCTTCATGTGGAAAGACAAAGACACTGACGAACTAAAAAGTATTTCTCCTGTAGAGAACATGATGATAGTAAATAATAATCACGAAAGACATGCTGTGTCACCCATAATCGGTGGTGAACAAGCACAAGTAAGAATGTCCGTACAAATTTTCTGTAAGAGCAATGACTAACATTAGTATTCAATGCCTACAATGTGGTGCTGAACTAAATTACGATGGCAAACCTGTATTCTGTGGTTGTCCTAACGCCGCTTCAATCCGTAGAGATGTAATCACTGCTATGGATCTTGATTTGGTTAGGTATATTTCTAAGAAGGAACAAGGTCTGGGGTTTACCCGGCAAGATCTTGAGTTTCAAGAAGAACGCAGACATCGAAAGGTGAGGAAACTAAAATTTGAAGAGCGTTGATTTCTCAGACTCAATACACTACACCAACATCGGCACTGACTGGATCGATACTGGTCTATACCGTAAACTAATACTGCAACACAAGTGGAGTAAGAGAAACTATTCCCAAGGACAATACGTATTTGATATAGCACCTAATAATATAAGATACTTTCAACCTTTGTTTGACATCGTATTCTCTGAGGTTAGGAAGTTATATCCTGCTGCAATAATACCTGACAAGTTTGCATCAAGTTGTTGGGCATATGTATCTAATGAGGAGAGAAGTGTGAGTGTCTTACACAACCACATCTCAGAAAAAATATCGCGGGACTTATCTACGGTATTCTATATGAAGAAACCTAAAGACTCAGGGGATATTCTTTTCCTGATCGATGGTAAAAAACACATACATAGTCCGGTAGAGGGCGAACTTTTAGTTTTCCCCGCTACTTATTATCACTCTCCGTTGCCTTCAAATACTAAGGACTATCGGATCGCGATCAACATCAACGTTATCACTCATAACAAATACAATTGTTTCTTGACAAGTGATGTGTGATCGCATATAATGAACTCGTTACCATACCAACAATGTCTAGAGGCCAGTTTCTCGCCAAGTTCAAAAACGTCACCCACCACCTGGTAGATGCCGTTGAGTCTAAGGTAGATCTAGAGTACGATCACCCTTCACTTTACGATCAACTCATCAGTCACTACAAACAAGAATCAGAGTTTGATTTTTACGGAGACAAAGAGAAGGATTATGATGTGGTTATAGATAAACTTGAATATGATTTGATGAACACTGGAGTTATGCAGTGAAAGAAGAACGCCCTTGGGGTTGGTATGAAACTATTGAAAGTGGTGAAGGATACAAAGTAAAAAGAATTCACGTACATTCAGGGCAACGTTTCTCACTACAGTTCCATAGAAAACGAGAAGAACACTGGGTTATTATTGATGGTACGGGTGTAGTAACACTCGGAGAACATGAATATCAGGCTAACCCTGGTAGTTTTTTTACCGTAAGTATTGAGCAACGGCATCGTGTCGCAGCGGGTAAGGATGGTCTTACTTTTATTGAAGTTCAGAGAGGGCAATGTAGTGAGAGAGATATTGTTAGACTAGAGGACGATTACGGTCGTCACGTACCATCTTTCTTGGAAATGTTGACATGACATATATGGTAACCGGCGGTGCCGGGTTCATCGGGAGTAATTTTTTACACTTTCTTCGTAGGAAAACTGATGAAGAGATTGTTGTTCTTGATAACTTGACATATGCTGCTGACCTAAGGTTTATTCCTAGGGGGCAGCAGTTTCAGTTTGAGTGGTGTGACATTACGAATGAAGAGCATGTTCATTTCTTGTTTGAGAAGTATGCTCCAAGAAAGGTATGGCACTTCGCTGCTGAGAGTCATGTAGATAATAGTATTACCAACTACAGACCATTTTTAGAATCAAACGTTGTTGGTACTATCAATTTACTCAATGCATCCTTGAACATGGGGATTGAAAAGTTCCATCACATCTCTACTGATGAGGTGTATGGATCCCTTGAGTATGATGATGTAGAACTATTCAAAGAAGACACTCCATATAATCCTAGCAATCCATACTCTGCAAGTAAAGCAGCGTCAGATCATTATGTAAAGACTTGGCATAACACATATGATTTACCGTATTTGATTACTAACTGTAGTAATAACTATGGAAGGCATCAGCATGAAGAGAAACTGATCCCTAAAATTATCAAACGTGCTATGAAGGATCAGAACATTTTCATGTATGGTGGTGGTCAACAGATTCGTGACTGGTTGTCTGTGGTAGATCACTGCAAAGCAATCTGGTCTCTAGAAGAATGTGGTATCATCAATGATCAATTCAATATTGGTGGTGGATGTGAGATGAGAAATATTGATGTCACCAAGATGGTGCTTGATGCTATCGATAAACCCTACGGTCTTATTGGCATTTCAGATCAAAGACCCGGACAAGACAAACGATATGCCATAGATTATGGTAAAATAACAAAGACTACTGGGTGGGAACCCGCTATTGAATTTGAACTTGGATTGCGAGCAACTGTATCATGGTACTTAGAAAGATGGGGAATGTGAAATCGTTCAACAGTCCAGTCACTCTTTACGGTCCTGGTTTTGTAGGTGGTAGGTATGCTGAGATGTTTCCTGATACGATAGTACAGGAACGCGATGAATACAAACCACAATCTAAGAAGATCCTTTACATGATCTCTACAGTGGACAATTATAATGTCCATAAAGATGTTGGTTTAGATGTTGACACTAACCTTCGTGTGTTATGTGATGTCCTAGAGAACTGTCGCAAAGAAGACATTGAGTTCAACTTTATCTCTTCTTGGTTTGTCTATGGTAAAGGTGGACCTATCCCTGCGTTTGAGGATTCTTTATGTAATCCTACTGGGTTCTATAGTATCACCAAGAGGTGTGCAGAAGACTTGATCAAGTCTTTCTGTGAGGTGTATAAGATGAAGTATCGTATCCTTCGTTTGTGTAATGTTTTGGGTGATGATCCTAAAGCATCGAAGCAGAAGAATGCAATCATGTGGATGATCAATCAACTCAAAGAGGATAAACCAATCAACCTTTATGATGGTGGTAGTCATCGTCGAGATGTCATGCACGTTGATGATGTGTGTCGTGCTATCAAAACTGTGATTGATGACGGTGACTTGAATGCCACATATAATATTGGGTCAGGTAGACCTACAACAATCGGTGAGATCGTTGAGATCGCTGCTAATTGTACGGGTACTAGATCCCATATAGATAGTATTGAACCACCAAAGTTTCATAAGGATGTCCAGACTCAAGACTTTTATCTAGACACCAGTAAACTACAATCGTTAGGTTTCAAACCTACTATGGACACCCTTGAGATGGTTGAATCGTTATGTCTGTGAAGAGTAAGGTTGAAGATTTTGTTGCTTCGCTAGAGGCAGATGGAGAAGAACTATTCCCCTTCATGGCAAACAAGGGGTGGAAACCTGGTGACAATGTGTATTACTCTGGTCCCTATTGGGATGAGAAGGAACCTGTTGCTGCTATCACCACCATGCTACAGGGTAAGTGGTTGCCTGCTGGTGAGGAAGTCAATAAATTTGAACGTGCATTCTCCAAACAGTTTGGGTTTGACCACTCTGTGATGGTGAACAGTGGATCATCTGCCAACCTGGTGATGATTGCTGCACTCAAAAAGTATTTTGATTGGCATGATGGAGATGAGATTATCGTCTGCACTTGTGGTTTCCCCACCACTATCAATCCCATCATCCAGAACGGACTCAAACCAGTCTTTGTTGATATCAACTACGATGATCTCAACTGGGATCTTGATCAACTAGAGAGTAAGATTACTCCTAGAACAGTGGCGCTTTTTTCGTCTCCTGTTCTGGGAAACCCCTATGACTTCGATAAGTTCATTGAGATTGTCAATAGGAATAACTTGCGGTACATCGCTGACAACTGTGACTCGCTCGGTTCCAAGTGGCGTGGTGAGTTGCTTACCAAACATGCCGTCGCAGCGTCTTGTTCGTTCTATCCAGCGCACCATATCAGCACGATTGAAGGCGGGATGGTTTCCTCCAACATTGAGCAGATCGTTCAGATCGCCAGGTCCTTTGCCTGGTGGGGGAGAGGTTGTTATTGTGTAGGATCCCAGAATAAATTGCCCAACGGTGTCTGTGGTGCTCGGTTCGATAGATGGTTGGAAGGGTACGATCAAGATGTCGATCATAAGTACGTCTTTGGCGTTCAGGGATACAACCTCAAGCCTGCCGACCTGCAAGGGTCTATTGGGTTGGTACAGTTGACTAAGCAAGACGATATACATCGCATCCGTCGTAGCAACAAAGCTAGACTTCATGAGATCTTCAGTCAAATTCCTGGTGCTCGGGTTATTGAAGAGAAAGAGCATGCAGAGACCAGTTGGTTTGGTGTTCCTATTGTATGTGGAGAATATAAACACCGCCTTGTAAAATATTTAGAAGACAATAAAGTCCAAACAAGAAACTATTTTGCTGGTAATATTCTAATGCATCCTGCATATAGACATATTGAACCTGCAAGTAACTATCCAAATGCATGTAAGGTGTTGGATAATGTATTTTTTGTAGGATGTAGTCCCGTTATTACTGAACCCATGCTAGAATATATAGATGAAGTTGTATGCAATTACTGTAGTAAGTACTATCAATGAAAACAGCATTAGTATTGGGTGCCGGTGGTTTCATCGGCAGTCACATGGTCAAACGTCTCAAGTCTGAAGGATATTGGGTTCGTGGTGTAGACCTCAAGGTTCCTGACTTCTCAGATTCAGCAGCGGATGAATTCATCCAAGGTGATCTGCGAAGATATTCTATTGTCGAACGTGTGATTCAGTACAAAGGTAAACAGGGTAACTTTTATAACTCTGTTCCTTACCAGCACATTGGCACCTTTGATGAGATCTATCAGTTTGCTGCCGACATGGGTGGTGCTGGTTACATCTTCACGGGTGAGCATGATGCAGACATCATGCATAACTCTGCAAGCATCAACTTGAACTTGCTACAGGCAGTCCACAAATTCAATGAGACCTTTGATGGTCGTAATAAAGAGTGGACAGAAGCAAATCGTCCTAAGAAAGATCAACCCACAAAGATCTTTTACAGTTCTTCTGCCTGCATGTATCCAGAACATAACCAACTTGATCCTGATAACCCTGACTGCCGTGAAGAATCCGCATACCCAGCAGCACCAGACTCCGAATACGGATGGGAAAAACTCTTCAGTGAGCGGCTCTATCTTAGTTTCGCAAGGAATCATGGCATCCCTGTTTGTATTGCTAGGTATCACAATATCTTTGGTCCCGAAGGTACCTGGTACGGTGGAAAAGAGAAAGCTCCCGCTGCCATCTGTCGAAAGGTTGCCTATGCTAATCCCGGAGCAAGAATCGAAGTCTGGGGGGATGGATTACAAACTAGGTCTTTCCTATACATCGATGAATGCATCGAAGCAACTCGACGTTTGATGCAGTCAGACTTCCAGGGACCTGTCAACATTGGTTCTGAAGAGATGGTAACTATCAACCAACTGGTAGATACTGCTGCCAAGGTTGCCAACAAAGAAATTGGTAAGAAGCACGTAGACGTTCCTCATACTGGTGTACGTGGTCGCAACTCTAACAATGATCTCATCCGAGAAAAACTTGGATGGGATTATAATCAAACTCTAGAGGAAGGTATGAGGAAAACATATAACTGGATCATGCTTCAAATTGCCACGGATTTTACTAACGACAAATGAACACAACTTATAACTATGAACGGGATGCTCTGAAGAATCCTTTCACTGGGCATACTAAAGTTTTTGAAAATTTCTCTCAGGCATACCAGGATTTATTTGTCCTGACTATGCTGAAAGGAAAGAAGAATGGTAAGTATGTGGAGGTGGGTGCTAACCATCCCCAATCTTTGAGCAATACTTTTCTACTTGAGACAGTATTTGGTTGGCGTGGTTTCTCTGTAGAAATTGAGCGTTCAATGTGTGAGGTTTTCAACGGAGACCTGGCACGGCAGAACCATTGTTATGAAGCAGATGCAACTACGTTTGATTACTCCGAGGCAATTGCTAAAGAGAAGTGGCAGGGTCGTGTTGATTACTTCTCTGTTGACTGTGAACCTCCTGAGGTGACGTTCAAGGCACTCAAAGCATTCCCCCATGATAAATTCCGTGCCAGCGTCATCACCTTTGAACATGACTCTTACAAGGACGGTGACACCATTCGTGATCATTCACGTCAGTTCTTAGAGGATCTTGGTTACCAACTGGTATGTGCCAGTGTTTGTAATGGTGACAATGCTTATGAAGATTGGTGGGTTGATCCTACTGTTGTAAAGGAGTCAGTTTGGAAACCTTTTGAGTGTGTTGATAAAGAAGCACGAACTATTTTGTTATGAAACTATCTCATTGGTATGGTCGTTTAGGTAACAACATTCAGCAAGTTGCTAATGGGTTGATGAGTGCTCAGGCATACAAAACGACTTTTGAAAATACCCTTGATCATAGTATTATTGAAAAATTTTCCTGTAGTTTTGGAGATAACATAGTCGATGCCGAAGGAAAGTTTTTCTATTGGGATGGTCCGTTCAAAGAAGTTCCGGTTGATAAGAATGTCTGCTATACGCAGATGCGTTCGTTTTGTAAGGAGTTTGTTCGCCCCAAACTACGACTACCCAGAGTGGATGTTGATTCTGATACTCTTGTTATTCATATTAGGAGTGGAGATGTTTTTGACCAAAGGGTTACTAACCCTAATCAATATGTTCCTAATCCTTTTTGTTTTTATTCTGCATTGTTGGAGCAGTTTGACAAGTGTATCGTAGTTACTGAAGATATAAAATATAATCCTATCCTCAAAGAGTTGGCATGGTACCCTAAGGTTACTATCCAATCTACAAGTGTAGAAGAAGACTTTGCTACGTTGTTGAATGCAAAACATCTTGCTACCTCTGGTGTAGGAACGTTTGGAATGGCAGCAGCGTTATGCAGTGACACTGTAGAGAACATATATTGTACTAATCTACATATAATGGAGCATCTAAACTATCAGATGCTGTATAATACTGACATTACCATCCACATGATGGTTCTGGATAACTACATCAAAACTGGAGAATGGACTAACAGTGATCAGCAAAGAGAATTCCTCTTTTCTTACAAGGCATAGACTTAGTGATGGGATAGTGACGCAGATTGAAAGTCTGTGTAAAAAACTTCCTTATTATTATTTTGAAGACTGTGCCTACGGAAATGATCATCACCCTCTAAGGACGGTGATGAACCCTTATTTTAGTTCTACTTTGTTGGGTGTAGATGGAAGCATTTCACCATTCTTTCGCGAGTTCCCTTGGAACGCTATCGGTCGAGAGATTGGTATGCCTAACAACCCAATGATGAGGTCTCATATGACCTTACAATATCCACGATCAGAGTCGTTTGGTATTCCCCACAACTCACATATAGATGATGACCGTCCACACATTGTAGGGTTGTATTATCCTAATGATGCTGACGGAGATACTTTCTTTTTTGATGGAGACCAAAATGTCATACATAGAGAACCTCCGGAGCGGGGTAAGATGGTTACTTTTGACGGAAAGCAATATCATTCCAGTTCTTCTCCAATTACTGGTGTTAGATTTACTTTGAATATCAATTATTGTCCATGAAAATCTTCGACGTATTCACTTTTTACAATGAATTAGATCTACTAGAACTGAGGATGAACATCCTCGGAGACTCAGTAGATTATTTTGTTATCAATGAGGCAAACATTACCTTTACAGGTAAACCCAAACCACTTTACTTTCAAGAGAACCGTAAGCGGTTCAAGAAGTGGGAGGATAAAATTATCCACCAGGTTACAATTGATGACAACAAAACTTTTGAGGCATACTATTCTGACATTCCCTACCACAGGAGCATGTTGGAAGAGAACATCTATCAACTGCCACTACCATATCAACGTGCATGCTTCCATAAGGACAGTGCAATCTATGGTCTGTTAGGTAAGGCAGAGGACGACGACCTCATCCTTACGAGTGATGCTGATGAGATCGCGAACCCTGAAGCATTGAAGTGTCTAGATGAGTGGTTTGATCCTAACCATCACTATGTTTTGACAGGTCCTCTGTTCTATTACTACCTCAATGTAAAGTGTGAAGAGCAGTGGATGGGCACACGAGTGTGTGACTTCAAGACACTGAAGAGTATGAGTGTTGACAAACTCCGTCAGTCACATCAGGATGCATACAAACTTGCCGATGCATCATGGCATTGGAGTTTCTTTGGTGATGCTGACACTGTGCGTCAGAAGATGGATGCCTATGAGCATCAAGAAAACAATTTGGAAGAGTATCGTTCCAGTATGGAGGATAGGATCGAGCAGAACCTAGACCCATATGGTAGAACATATCTTTATCAACCAACTGTTGTAGAAATTGATGATACTTTCCCTAAGTACGTCCGGTCTCAGAAGAATCGTAAACTCAAAAAGTTTGTAAAAACATTATGAAATTACTCCATGGACCTGGGGTATCAAATCATTGTGACTATACCTTTGGAGACCAGGCAGGGGTTATAGGTCAGGTGTATGATTCTTTTATGAAAGTTGCTAGTAGAAAGAACAAAGAGTTTCTTGACCTAGTATCTAAGACGGATAAAGAAGTCATGACTCTCTTCATTGATAACATTAGATTATATAATAGGAAGATTGTATGTAATAATACTAATGATCAGAAATGGGTTGATGATCTACAGAAAAATAATAACCTGATAAAATTATGTGCTTCTCTTGATAAGAAGTTTATAATTTTTTGTAATAATGAAGACACTCCTGTAGAAAATGATATAGATATTCCAGACAATGTGTTAGGTATCTTTGCAGCAAACGCAGTAGGATTCAAAGACAAACTTTATTCTTTTCCTTATGGTGTCGGTAGGAAACTACATCAGCAAGACAATAGGCACAGTATTCTGTTGGAAGCAATGGAAGAAGATCCTAAACCCAGAAAACTTCTGTACATCAATCACTCAGAGCACACTAACCTCAGTGTTCGTGGTAACATCCGCGAAATGTTTAGTGGAATCTCCTATGCTACCATCGGACAAAGACTTGGATACCGAGAGTACTTGAAGGAACTGCAACATCATAAGTTTATGATCTGTCCTCAGGGTAATGGAGTAGATTGCCATAGAAACTGGGAGGTGCTCTACCTGAAGCGTGTTCCTATCATGCTAAAGAATGAATACCTTCAAGAGTTATATAAAGACTATCCGGTTCTGTGGGTTGATGACTTTGGTAAGATCAATAAGACATTGTTATCAGATGCTGAAGAGTTATATGACAGGGCTAGAAATATTGACATCAATCTGTTAGACTTATACTCAGTATTCAATAGAGCAGTGAAACGTGCTAAAAATTCCTGAAGTCACACTGCTTATGCTAGCAGATGTTGATATACCTGAAGCAGTCTATGCGGTAAATAAGTCATGTGAATCTATTGAATGGGGTGCTGTCAAATTCCTTGGCAGTAAAGGAAGACCAGAGGGTCTGTGTGATCAAGCACAGTATGAGAAAACTTATCCAATCCAAAGCATCAATGATTTCAATTTTTATTGCATATATAATTTTGTCAATCATATTCAATCCTCGCATTGCCTCCTTATTCATCCTGACGGTTTTGTTATTCGACCTTGGTTATGGGATAATTCGTGGTTACAATACGACTACATCGGTGCCCCGTGGAGAGACGATC